CTCAACAAAAACTGACCAAGGTTGTTCGTTTTGTTTTTGGATTGAAAGGAGTGGAGTCGAATTGGCGAAAGTAAAAAATACCTATGATGATTTGATGGGACTTGCAAAGAGATTCCACGTTGATGACAACGCATTGTTCGTTGCAAGTGCCGAACAGTACGCAATACAGAGTGAAATCATCAAGAACATCAGGGATTCACTCGCAGAAGAGGACAATCTGATGACAACAAAGGAGTATATCAAGGGCAGACTGAATGTGTATGCGAATCCACTGATCAAGGAACTCCCGAAAATCACGGATTCGGCAAACAGAACCCTGAACACAATGTTGGATATTATTTTGAAACTCGGACACGAGGACAAGAAGGAGACATCACGTCTGGAGAAACTGATGGATGAATAATTACCTTTTGGAATACTATCAGGCCATCAAAGACGGCACTGTGAATGTCGGATTTTGGATTCGTGCGTGGTATGAGACCATTATGAAGGGACTTGAGGACAAGTCCTTTTATTTCGACAAGAAGAAACGGAACAAGGCGGTCAAATACATAGAGACGTTTTGTCATCACCACGAGGGCGCACTTGCACCGCAACTCATCAGATTGGAATTGTGGCAAAAGGCACTTGTCAGTGTCATATTCGGAATCGTTGATGAAAAGGGCAACAGACAATTCCGTGAGGTCGTCATTGTTATCGGGCGCAAGAACGGAAAGACTCTCCTCGCAAGTGCGATTCGGTCTTATATGGCATTTCTTGACGGGGAATATGGTGCGAGGATTTACTTTGTCGCACCGAAACTCGAACAGGCGAATCTTTGCTATAACGCACTGTTTGAAATGATCAAGAAAGAACCTGACCTCGAACACCTGTCAAGGAAGAGAAGGACAGACATCTATATTGAATCAACAAACACGACCATCAAACCTTTGGCCTTCAATTACAAGAAAAGTGATGGCCTGAACCCGTCTTGTGTCATATGTGATGAAGTCGCATCTTGGCAAGGGGACGGGGGTCTGAAACAATACGAAGTCCTGACGAGTGCGTTGGGTTCAAGAAAGCAACCTCTCATTGTGAACATATCAACGTCAGGCTATGTGGACGAGTCCATCTATGACGAATTGGTGAAACGTTCAACACGGGTCATCAATGGGGACTCAAGAGAAAAGAGACTCGCACCATTCCTTTATATGATTGATGACGTTGAAAAATGGAACGACATCAACGAATTGCAAAAGGCGAACCCGAATCTCGGAGTGAGTATCAGTGTCGATCATTTACTTGATGAGATTGCGATTGCAGAGGGTTCGATTTCTAAAAAGACAGAATTCCTCACCAAACACGCAAACATCAAACAAAATTCGTCATATCGGTGGTTGCCGACACACGAAATTCAAAAATGTTGCAGTGAACATCTCAACCTTGAGGACTTCCGTGGTTGTTATTGTGTCATAGGAATTGACCTGTCACGCACGACAGACCTGACGAGTGCAACCTGTGTCATTGAGAGAGACGGGGAACTGTACATTTTCAATAGAATGTGGTTGCCGTCAGAAAACATTGAAAGTGCATCTGTGAGGGACAATCTCCCTTACAAGGCATATATACAAAGGGGACTTCTATTCCCTTCTGGAGACCAAGTAATTGACTACAACGATTGTTTCAAATGGTGCAGAGACTTGGTCGAAAAATACAGACTTTATCCTCAGATGGTAGGTTATGACCGATACAATGCGACATACCTCACCAACGACCTGAAAGAATACGGATTCCACTGTGATGATGTCGTTCAGGGTTTTAATCTTTCACCTGTCATCACCGAATTATCGGGATTGATTAAAGAGGGAAAGGTTCACATTGGGGATGATGATTTGTTAAAGGTGCATTTACTCGACACGGCATTGAAATTTAGTGCCGAGAAAGAGAGATGCAGAATAGTGAAATTGACGAGTACCTCGCATATTGACGGAGTCGCATCCTTATTGTGTCGGATGGTTGTACGTCAGAAGTGGTGGTCGGAATTTGGACAACGTTTGAAAAACGAGAGGAGAGGGTAAAGGATGAGTGATAACAAAATTGTGCGTTCACTCTTGGGATGGTTATTCCCAGAGGAAGACCACCCGAAAAATGAGAAATATCCTGTTCAGGACTTTCGTATGTTGACAGGGTATAGACCCGTGTTCCGTGACTATTACGGCAGAATATATGAAAGTGCGTTGATCAGGAGTGCTATTGAATCAAAGGCAAGACATATCTCGAAATTGAAAGTGGAATTTCAGGGAGAGGCGCAACAGAAACTCAAGAACCGATTGAAATACTATCCGAATGAATGGATGACGTGGTCACAATTCCTCGCAAGATGTTCAACGATTCTTGATTGTACGAACAACCTGTTCATTGTCCCTGTTCTGAATAACAGACTTGAGACTGTCGGCCTGTTCCCGATTCTCCCTGAACGTGTGGAATTAGTCGAGGACAAAAACAAGAAACTCTGGATTCGATATACATTCCAGAACGGGCAGAGAGGCGCAATTGAATTCTCAAGGTGCGCATATATGGCCAAACATCAGTATGAAAACGACTTTTTCGGTGATTCAAACAGAGTCTTGAGACCTACTCTCGACCTGATTGCCCTTGAAGAACAGGCAGTCAAAGAGGCGGTACAGACATCCTCAACAATTAGGTTCATTGCACAGGTAAACAACTATGTGAAACCAGAGGATTTGGCACTTGAGAGACAGAGGTTCACTGATTACAACCTGAAAAGTGATTCAACGGAAATGTTGTTATTCCCGTATCAGTACAAGGACATAAAACAGGTGGATGTGAAACCTTATACAGTCTCCGAAGATCAACAGAACGCAATTAAGGAAAACGTCTTTGACTACTTCGGGACAAATGAACCGATTATGCAAGGAACGGCAAAGAGTGATGACCTTGATGCCTTCTTCAATTCATCAATCGAACCATTTGCAATCTATCTCTCCGAGGCACTGTCAAAAATGATTTATACCGAATTGGAGAGGTCATACGGGAATCACGTCTATGTGTCAGGAAATCGTCTGCAATATATGACAGTCAGTGAGAAAGTCAATATGGCGCAACAGTTAAGTGACAGAGGAATCCTGACAATAAACGAAATCAGGGAACTGTTCAACTATGAACCAATCCCTGACGGGGACGTGGCGGTCATAAGAGGCGAATATTACACAGTCAATGAGAAACTCGCACAAACGCAAACAACCGCCACAACGGGCGAAAATGCGCCACAGGGGGAATGATTATGGATATTAAGAAAATTGAGAACGGCAGAGAATATCGTGATTTGAGACTTGATGTCGCAGAGGACGAATGGAAAGTCACGGGATTTGCGACAACCTATAATCAACCTTATCACCTGTATTCATACAGGGACGACAAGGGATATTTGATCGAAGTCACGGAACAGGTTGACAGGGATGCGTTCAACAACACAGATATGTCTGACGTGATTATGCAGTACAACCACGAGGGCAGAGTATTCGCAAGAATGTCAAACGACACCCTCAAACTGAACAAGGATGACGACAGAGGTCTGTTCATTGAGGCATATCTCGGTGGGACAGAAATTGGCCGTCAATTATACGAAGAAATCAAAGGGGGATATACACAGAAAATGTCCTTTGGTTTTACAGTTGGCAGTGACCGACTTGAAAAGACACAGTCAACTCAAGATGGAGAGATCTGGTTGCGTACAATCACCGACATCAAGAAGGTGTTTGACGTTTCTGCGGTCTCTTTACCTCGGAATGATTATACAAGTATTTCACGGAGAAACTATGCAGACGGAGTGATTGCAGATGTTGAGACGGAGAGATCGATTCGTGAAGAACGTGAAAACAGGAAAAAGGCTCTTGAGATGAGAATAAAGAAACTGATGGAAACATCAAGAGAGGAAGAATGATGGAAGAATTAAGAAACAGTCCTCGGTATATTAAGACATTTGCCGAGTACATCAAGTCAGGAGATGACGAAGAAATAAGGGCATTGTTGACCGAAAACGTTTCGGGGACTATTCCTGTTCCTGAACTTGTCTATGATGCAGTCAAGACTGCGTGGACACGAGACGGAATAATGAACCTTGTTCGTAAGTCATACCTCAAAGGCAATCTGAAAGTCGGTTTTGAAATTTCTTCTGATGGCGCACAGATTCACAGTGAAGGCGCAGATCGGATTGACGAGGAATCACTCGTTCTTGGAGTCGTCAACCTCATCCCGTCCAATATAAAGAAGTATATCGCCATAAGTGATGAAGTCTATGATCTTGCACCAGAAGAATTCCTGACTTATGTCTATTCAGAATTGACCTATCAAATCGCAAAGAAATGCGGTGAAGAATTAGTGAATAGAATTGTCTCCTTATCGACACAGAGTAACGTTCCTGTCGTTGATTACATTGACAGTCCTATTACAGTCTCAACAGTCGCAATGGCATTGTCAAAATTATGTTCAGAGGCGCAGAACCCTGTCATTGTTATGAACAAGGCCTCTTGGGGACAATTCAAAAAGGCACAGTATGAAAACAAATTCCGTGTTGACCCATTTGAAGGACTCCCTGTCGTATTCAATAACGCATTAAAACCATTTAACAGTGCAACCACAGGCGAGACATTTGCAATTGTCGGTGACTTCGGAAATGGTGCCTTGGCGAACTATCCAAACGGAGAGGACATCCTTGTCAAGACTGATGACATCACACTCGCACAGAGTGACCTGATTAAAATCATTGGCAGACAGTATGTTGCCGTTGATGTTGTCGCACCAAATCATTTCACAGTCATCAACAAGGGTGAAGGTGCAACATTATCCATCACAGAGAATGGAGAGTATGACGTGTCATCTTATGATGTCGCAAATGTCAACGTTTCAGGTGGCGGTGGCGGTGATAGTGATTTTACTACTGCACAGTTAACTGTTACTGGAAACCCTGGATTAGGAAATGAGTATCTGCCTATTGTTACTGTAATTCCAGACCATAGCGTAGAGGGTGCGGTCGGCACTATGAACCTGGGTTCAGGGTCACCGTATACCGTAATTTTATACAAAGGAAAGTGCTACGCTCCATTTAGCAATGTAGCGACTACCAGCGGCAGCATAACTTA